ATCTGATCCAAGAGTGGAAGATAATACCTTTTCACCCATGGAAAAAGGTTTGAAGAAGTATGCTGAACCAATGCGACCATTTTCACTGGGTGCTATGGATAGTGCTGAGGAAGAGATTACTAATATGTTGAGGAAATTCGCTCCTAAAGGTGTCGGTAAGCGATTATTATCGCTGCATGAGGCTATTAACGGTGTACCTTTGGCAGGGTATCAACGTATAAATATGCTGACTAGTCCGGGCAGACCTTATAAGAAGTGGCGACCAGCTGGATCAAAGGGTAAGAGATTTCTCTTTGAAGAATTGGGTGAAGAGCAATATGGAATTGCAAATAACCAATTTGGAGAAGAACTTCTTGAGCGTTTTGTGAAACGTTTGAAAGCTGCAGAAAAAGGTGAACGAGTTTTCTCATATAGTTATGCTAATTTGAAAGATGAGAGAAGGAAAGAGAAGAAGATTAAAGCAGGCGCCACTAGGGTGTTCGATTGCCTTCCGATGGATTATAATCTTCTGTGCCGTCAGTATTTTGGAGCATTCGTTGCAACAATGAATCAGAATCACACTGTGCTTCCGCAAAGTGTAGGTATTGATCCAAGTGGTCCTGGATGGAGTCGTCTTTATCAGAGATTGAACCGCTTTGGTGGTGATGTCTTTGCTGGGGACTATGAACTTTGGGATGGTAAGTTTGATGGTGAAAGTGCACGTCGGGTGGTGCGCATTATAAATGTGTGGTATAGGAAGGATCCACACAACCCGACAGAAGAAGAGTTGAAAGCTGAGAAAGTCAGAGCAGTTTTGCTTGATGAAATGATACACACGTATGTGTTAGCAGGAAACACCATGATGTTGACCTCACAAGGGTTGCCATCAGGTGTGGTTGTGACAGCGGATATTAATTCTATTCAGAATCTCTTCTATTTTGTAACAGCTTTTTATGCAATGAAGGATGCATTGAAGAGTGGTGATTATTCTCTCTGGAATGGAGGATTTGAGGTGTTGCACCCTGATATCCTAGAAGAAAGTGAGAAAATATGTGATCGTATGTGCGAGAAGTTGATAGCTCAAGAGCTTGATGCTCCTCTTAAATATTTTGACAACGTTGAATCTGTGTTTTATGGCGACGATCACGTAGTAGCTCCTTCATTAAGAATTAGAGAATGGTTTAATTTCTGGTCAATCAGAAATTACCTCTCAAAGCACAATATTGGTTATACTGATGCTGCAAAAAGTGGCAAAGTTGTACCAAGATTGGAGCGTTTGACAGAGGTTACCTATCTAAAGAGGAGATTCGTCCCTCACCCTGAATTCCGAGACAGGGTTAGAGCACCTATCGATGAGAATACAATCTATGAAGAGATTAATTGGATTCGAAAGAGTGAGGACGATGTGGCAGCCCTATATCAGAATCTGGCAACAGTGAAGAGAGAGGCATACCAGCATGGCGAGAGTTTCTATAATGACATAGTGACAAAGATCAACCAGTGTATCAACGTTAAGCAAAGCATGGATTTGCAATTTGGAAGTTATTCTGTTTGGGAGTTACTAACCCGTGATTATGAGGCGTTTGATTGCAGATGGCTTGAACAGTTTAACAATTAGTTCTATTTTAGCGTACATGACCTTAATCAGTTGGGTGCGTGAAATTCCTGAATTCGGCTTTAACGAGTAGGTTCAGAATGAAATATGGATGGTTTTGCTGGGCAAGGCGTATGCTTTTGAATGACAACTAAGTTGTACACTAGCTATGCTGGTGTCCTCAGGGGCTTATGGTTTGTTTCGGTAAAAAAAAAAAAAAAAAAAAAACCGGAGAACGGAGGAGAAACAGCCCGAAACACACC